GGTAGAGCACCTCGGTTCAGGGTGCTTGAAACTTTTTGAAGGGAGCAAGGTCCACGAGCTTGTTGCTTGTGGCTTTAAGCTTGAGCCTTTGTGCTTGGGGCTTGATGCTTGCCGCTTGAAGCTTGAGGCTCTTTGAGCTTGGCGCTTGAAGCTTCCTCTATATCACAGTGTGGAACTGTTTCATCTATAGCTTGTTGCTTGGGGCCCGGACCAGGACGAACGCTGTCTCCAACGTCGACTGTTTTTCGACTGCTAATTGCCTGGTCCGTTTTATTACGCTTACGTAATTCTTTATAATAGTTTGGGTGTCTAAACATTTCAATGAGCTTTGTAAGATATATTTTTTATTTTAGGATCCCAGCATTTTCTGCAATCTAAACATTGATTGCCTTGTTTCGAGCTGGGACAATTAAAGTCTTCACCTGTGACTACGCTCGAGCTGTTGGGCCACGACGCATGCGCCCGCTGGTTTACCATCGGAGCGCTGAATCGTATGACTAAATTGTCTGGCTTTTTGAAAAGATATTTTTTAATCCATGCTTCACGAGTCGGTAACCAATGTCTCTTTGTTGGTGTTCGCTCGCATACCTGGAAAATTTTTATAAGATGCTGCAGATCCTGCACGTCGCCGCTGTCATGCCATCTAAATACATCCGGCTTCTTGCTGTTGATCAGGTGAACCATTGCAGCAACCCATCGACTTTTTTTAATAGCGGCCAGCCTTCTGTATTGTGCATCCTGCACAACTTTAAAAACATAACAACCTTTCATGGCATAGCAATCATGACAGACGCTGCCTGGAATCTTCTGGAGCTTGCCGCCTGTTTTGCACTCTTTGGCCGGTAAACCTATCGACCAGCCCGGCATCTTTGAAGGCTTGCTCAGGCTGCCGCCTATAATTTTTAATGCTTCATCTGTTTTCATATGTCCTTTATTATCCTATATTTATTATTTGTCAAGAGCTTGTCGCTTGTTGCTTGCTGCTTGTGGCTTGTTGCTTCAAGCTTCAGGGGGCTGGCTCTCATTGCCAGTAATCCCCGCCCGCCGCGTCGTTCAGGCATTGTAAATACTCAGAGCTCGACAGGCCCAGCTTGTCCATCAGGAAGCTTTGCTTGTCGCCCTGTAGGCCAAACCTTGGGTCCTTCAGGTACTCTACTGCTTTCTCTAAAATTACGTGGCGCTTGCTGCCACCTGGTTGATATTCTTCTTTTAATTTTTTAGTCATATGTTTTCCTTTCTAAATCCATCCTATCATATCCTGGACAGGCTGTCAAGAGCTTGCTGCTTGAAGCTTGCGGGATCCCAGGTCCTAACTCAACAACTAGTATCATAGGTTAGGACCAGGGATCAGCGGACGTCCATCGCGCCAGCAACGTACGATTTGCACTTGCAATGGACATCCCAATCAGTAGGTCTCAGAGTCCAATTTTCTACTGATCCCAGGTCCATTGGATTGAAGCCCAGCGGCAATTATTTACCGGTGCACCAGGGCTTAACAGGAATAACCCTGCCAATAGACCAGGGATCAGTTCTAGTTGTGCGTGTGTTTGGATCTCTTTCAATCTACTTTACACCACAACCAGAAGTTGTCCCAACAAATTAGAAACGAGTTAGAGATAAAACTTAACTAATTTGATAAATCCAATATAATACTTGACAATCCTATTGTCAAGATGTAAAAAACAAATTATGCAAAAAATAAATAACAAAGAAAGAGGTAGCATGACTAAAGAAAAGAGAATGACACTTAACGCAGAAAAGCGAAAAGTGATTGCAGATCAATTTCAATCTTTTTACGAAGATAAAGTAAAAGACAAATTGATACAAGCAAAAGAACAATACGATCTTATGCGTGAAAAGGCAAAAGAGAAGATTGAACAAGTTGTGAGATATCATCAACCACAAGAAGATGTTGACACAATTAGAAGAATGATCTCAAAATACAATCGTTCTGGTGGCGAATTGTATGAGGATAATTGTTTCTATGTTCAAAGACCAATAACTAAAGTTGATGATGAGGGTCGAGAATATGTTGCGCAAGATGAAGTCCATGTAAGATTTGATATGGGTCGAAACTTTGCAAGAGCATATTATCGTGATGAATTAAAATCAAAAGGTTTAAATCCAGATTTTCATTTGTCTATTGATAATGATTACTCAAAAAGAAATCCAAAGTATTACAATGATGAAAGCGCAGTAAATACTTATTTGGGTTTTAGTAATTCATCTAACGAAGATCAATCAATACAGAAACCAGTTCACAAGTGGGAAAATGATTTCAAACTTTGGACAATCGGATCATCTTATTGTCATTCAAGACAATACAAAGTTGATGAAAATACATTAAACTTTTTTAAGATGTATAATGCTAGTGCTGACAATGTAATTAGAGAACATGAACAAATGTATAGTTATGTTGAGGGCAAAATGAAAACTTTAAGATTAGGTTTAAAATCTTACAGATATTTTGACCAAGCAAAAGCACTCGCTGATAAAGTTGGTGTTGTTTTAAATGAAACAATGATGAACGAAAGTTCTAGTTTAGCTTTATCAATTTATAGTCCAGAAAATTTGGCAAGTCTTTTGGAAGATAAAAAGGTTATGACTAGAGAAGAAAAGATTGCATTTGCTAGAAAACAAATGCAACAAAGTGTAAATTAATAGTTGACAATGGGACTATCTTAATATAGGATAGTCCCATAAACAGAAAGGAATAAAATGAATGGTGAACTAATAGGAAGATTGTTAATGGTGCTAGTTGGATTTGCACTAGCATTTTTAGGAGTAATTGTTTTCATACATGGCGAACATTATGAGGTAGGAATATTAATTTCTTTTGCCGGTATCTGTTCAATGTTTGGGGGGTTGCCACATTATGAGTGATTATAATTGGTGCCATGGTCCAAAGTGTCATAAACATCACACGCAAGATAGAATAAGAGGTGTCAAGGGCTCAAAGGTTTTGAGGACCAGAAAAATTGCTCAAAACCAATGGAACGCGACAACAATGTGGTCACACTTTTGTAGTCAAGGTTGTTGGAATGAATTTGCCTTTGCACATTGGGACGAGTTCATAAACTTATACCCAAGGACCGAGGCTCTTGAAACACCAATAGATGTGCAAGTAGAACAGAGGACCGATTGGCGTGGTCAACCATATAAAACAAAAGTAATAAAAGAGGTTGACAACACAAGTCAGACATGATAGGATTATCCTATTAACAGAAAGGAATAAATGACTAAAGAACCAAGAACAGAAGAGAGAAGAAACAGATTCAATGGTGAGTCTGTTATGCTAACTAAAAGGGAGTCTATTATTCATGACAGAATATTCATGAATGAATTAGCCGCAACACTAGAAGATAAAGAATTAGGCCAAGGCGCTTCTAAACTTTGGGATAAGGTGCGAGCCGATCTTAATTGGTTTAGTAAACATAACGCCAAGGCTTATATGGTCCTGCTAGATTAGGGCTGCCTTTCTGACAAAGGGCTTCGCGCACAGGTTGTGCGCGGGGCACAATAGAGGTACCACACACAATATCAATTTTAAAAAATTTCTAAAAAACGTTTTTTTATTACAAACAAAGGGGTCCCAGAGCTAAGAGTTTATGCTAGGTTTTTTAGATAGATAGTGATAAAATACTTTATAAGTTTCCAAAATACTTACAAAAAAATTTTGCGGAAAAAATTTTTGAAATGAAAATAGATAAAGAAAAATTAAAAAACATAGATAGGCTACCTGCTGACGTTAGACGTGAATTAGCTTTGCTAATGAATAAACATGATCAGAAAACAAAAGAGTCTAAAATCAGATCTGATTTTTTAACTTTTGTAAAACATGTTTGGCCTGATTTTATTGAAGGTAGACATCACAAAGAAATTGCTGACAAGTTTAATAAACTAGCGGCTGGTAAAATTAAAAGACTAATTATTAACATGCCACCAAGGCATACTAAATCTGAATTTGGATCTTACTTACTACCTGCTTGGATGGTAGGAAAAAATCCTAAACTAAAAATTATCCAATCCACAAACACGACCGAATTATCCGTGCGGTTTGGTCG